TCCAACCGAATAAGGCTTAGAATAAAGTATTTCAACGTTGTCATTTGAAAAAACAAACGCCGAATAACGCATAGGTGGAAATTGTCTTGTATCGTTCCAATTGTCCGAATAATAGTAACCCGCTATTTCGCCATCTTTATTGCATTTCTCAGCTCGTAAAAGATTAACTGGTATATGATAAGCCTTTAATAATGGAGTACCGAGCGAAGAACAACAATCAATCATTAGTCAAAAAGTATTAAACAAATTAACGGGTTCACGCGGACAAAAAGTTATTATTGCTTTTAATGATAATTCGGAATCTAAAACAACGGTTGAAGATATTCCGTTAAACGATGCACCTGAACACTACACCTATTTAAGCGAAGAATGTTTACGTAAAATAATGCTAGGACACAACGTTACAAGTCCTTTATTATTTGGAGTTGCTTCGTCAAACGGATTTAGTTCAAATGCAGACGAATTAAAAAATAGTGCGGTTCTATTTGACAATATGGTTATTAGACCTTTTCAAGAAGAATTATTGGACGCGTTCGATACGATTTTACATTTTAACGGAATAAGCCTAAAACTATTTTTCAAGACATTACAACCTTTAGAATTTACGGACTTAGAAAACGCACAAACCGAAGAACAAATTGCTGAGGAAACTGGAACTGAATTAAGCGCTGATCCGAAAGACGATGCACTTGCTCAAGCTCTTATCGATATGGGCGAAGACGTAAACCCTGAATGGCTATTAATAGACGAAAAAGAGGTTGATTATGATAATGACGATGATGAAAATCAACTATTAAGCAAAGAATATAAGCAAAGTTTTTTAAGTAAAGTTGTTAATTTAGTTAGTACGGGTTCGGCGTTCCCAAACTCAAAAAGTGAACAAGACGAAAATATAGACGGGTTTCAATTCATTACACGTTACGTTTACGCTGGCGAACAAAAAGCAAACGGACGAGCGTTTTGTAGACAAATGATTTCGGCAAACAAAATTTATAGAAAAGAAGACATTATTAGAATGGAAACGCAAGTTGTAAACGCTGGTTTAGGGCCGCGCGGAACTGATTTATATTCTATATGGTTGCATAAAGGCGGAGCTAATTGTTACCACCGATGGAACAAGCAAGTTTACGTTAATTTTTCAGGTTCAGGAATAGACGTTAATTCGCCAAAAGCAAAACGTATAGCGGGGGCAAAAGCCGAAAAGTTTGGATATGTAATTAAGAACCCCGCTTTAGTTGCGACAAGACCAATAGACACACCAACACGAGGTTTTTTACCTAAAACTAAATAAACAATGGCTGAAGCATTACTAATTTCACGAAACGATATAGTTAAATTTACCGCACTCAACGGAAATATAGATACGGATTCTTTTATTCAATGGATAAAGGTCGCTCAAGATATTCATATACAAAATTACTTAGGTACGAATTTACTTGAAAAGATTAAAACTGATATAATTAATAACACACTTGCGAACCCTTATTTATCGTTACTTACTACCTACGTTAAACCTATGCTTATTCATTGGGCAATGGTCGAATATTTGCCGTTTTCGGCTTATACAATCGCGAATAAAGGCGTGTTCAAACATACGAGCGAAAACGCAACAAGTGTAGAAAAAAACGAAGTAGATTTCTTAGTTGAAAAAGAACGAATGATTGCGCAAAATTATACGGAGCGTTTTATTACTTATATCAATTTTAATAATTCTTTATTCCCTGAATATAGCACGAACTCAAATGCGGATATGTTTCCAAGTACACAAAACAATTTTACAGGTTGGTATATATGAAAAAGAAGCACAAACCAAAAGAAACTAACATAAAGAAATTAATAATCTATTTAACAAAAATAAAAAATGGCAGCAATAAATAATGGTTGGGGTAAAGCGGTTAATAATTTAGTTGGTTGGGGGCAAAATCACAACGGATTAATTGGTTGGGGTTCAATTTATACAACAACTTATGCTGGAGTTACTTTATTAAAGCCAACTAAATAATGGAACATTTGCGAGCTTTATCAATTTTGTTTTTTGCGTTTAGTTATTTAACGGCGTTTACTATGTTTTTTGCAGACGCTTTGTTTTTGAAATTTGGCGGGGTTGCTTTATTCGCTTTTTTGTCGCATCAACTTGTGGAACAATATTACTTAAAAAAATGAAAATACAATTAACAATTTTAATAGCTTCAATTCAAAAATCAATGATTCAATTACTTGCGGTTGTAAGCGCATTTTTTTTGCCTATTTCGGGCATTTTATTTTTGATTGGTTTTGCGATCCTATTAGACACCATTACGGGAATCTGGAAAGCTAAAAAATTAGGGTTGCCGATTACGTCGCGTAAACTTTCGGCGGTTATTTCAAAACTATTTCTTTACGAAATTGCAGTTATTGGTTTTTACTTAATTGACTTTTTTATTCTAAACGATATAATTATAAAATTCTTTTCAGTTCCGTTAATGTTGACAAAGGTACTTTCTTTAATATTAGTTTCTATTGAATGTATTTCCATTAACGAAAACTACTTTGCTATTCGTAAAATTTCAATTTGGGATTCTATGAAAAATTTATTTGCGCGTGCTAAAGAAATTAAAACCGATTTAAATGGAATTAGACACAACCAAGATAGTTCAAAAGAGATTATCTAACGAACAATACATTCAGGAAGAACACCCGAAAAAACAAATCTATTTACACCATACGGCTGGGGGTGGCAATCCAGTTGCAGTTGCTAACTACTTTCAACAAAAAGAAGGTAAAGTTGCGACCGCATTCGTAATTGGCGAAAAAGGAACTATCGTTCAATTATTCAGTTCAAAGCATTGGGCTTATCATTTGGGGTTAAAACCTGAAGTGTTTGCAGAAATGGGCGTAACTTATCGAAGCCTAGATAAAATCAGTATAGGTATAGAAATATGTAATTTCGGGCCGCTTAAAAAACAAAACGGATATTTCATTAATTACGTTGGCGGTCGAGTTGACCGCTCACAAGTAACCGAACTAAACGGGAAATACAAAGGACATATATTTTGGCAAAAATACACCGACGAACAAATCGAAAGCACGCGCCAATTATTAGTTTACCTTTGCGATGCTTACGGAATAAGCAAGGAGTATAACGATTCGATTTTCGACATAGACAAACGAGCTTTGAGAGGGGAAAACGGAATATTTACGCATAATTCAGTAAGGCACGATAAAAGCGATATTTACCCTTGTCCGCGAATGATTGAAATGCTAAAGAACTTATGAGAAAACTAATAGCCTTTTTAAGTGTTTTAACGATACTTAGTTGCTCAAGTGAACGATTGGTACAATACCACTATAAAAAGGCGCTTAAACACGGCTTAAAATTGATTCAGGATAGCGACACGATACGAATTATTAGTGTTGATTCTTTTGCAGTAATACGAAACGATACGATTAGATACGAAAAAGTAATAACGTCAAAAGATACTATCGTTTTTTTTAAGAATGTTTACGTTCCTAAGACCCGTTTTCAAACACGAATCGAGTACAAATATAAAACACAAATTATAAAACAAGACGTATTAAAATACAAGTACATTTATAAGGATAGCAAAGAAAAAAGAAAAGAAGTTCAACAAGAAAAAAGAAAAACAAATTGGAGCTTATTCTTTTGGGGTTTTTTAATTGGCTTTGTTTCGTTTTTTGTTTTGCGAATAGTTATTAAATTAAGCCGTCCGATTTGAGTTATCGACCTAGATTAACACCAGACGAATCCGATATTTTAGATAAATACCGAGCAATTAAAAAAGCGTCCGACGCGATTGGAATAAACAACGAAGACGTAAAGCACGGTTGGTTAAAAAATGACAACGCAAGTTTGTTTTTTAAGAATCCAAATTTTAAGACGGAAGACGAACAAGGTTTTAATATAATCAAACAAGAATGTATTGAAGCGGTAAAATTACACGCTCCAGAATACAAGCAAATAAAGTTTGAAAAAACGAACGATTCGCATTTATTAGTTATTGACATTGCAGATTTACATATCGGTAAATTAAGTTCAGCGTTTGAAGTTGGCGAGGATTATAATAGTCAAATAGCCGTCAAACGAGCAAAAGACGGATTACAAGGCATTATAAACAAATCGCAAGGGTTTAAGATTGACAAAGTTTTATTCGTTGCTGGGAACGATATTCTACACACCGACAACACGAAAAGAACAACAACGAACGGAACTCCACAAGATACGGACGGAATGTGGTTCGAAAATTTTATAATGGCTAAAAACTTATATATTGACTTATTAGAACAATTACTAACTTTTGCTGAAGTCGAAGTTGTTTATAATCCTTCTAACCACGATTTAACGCACGGGTTTTTTCTTATGCAGTTAATAGAAGCTCACTTTCACAAAAGTACAATTCGTTTTAACGTAGACCTGAAACACCGCAAAGCATTTGTTTACGGAAACAATCTAATAGGAACTACACACGGCGACGGAGCAAAAGCCGAAAACCTACCTTTGTTATTAGCTACTGAATTTCCGATTGAATGGAGTTTAACTAAACACCGATACATTTATTCGCACCACGTACACCACAAAACAAGTAAAGATTATATCGGTTGCACGTTTGAAACTTTGCGCAGTCCGTCTGGAACGGATAGCTGGCACTACAAAAAAGGCTTTACAGGCACACCAAAAGCGGTTGAAGGCTTTATTCATCATAAGGAATTCGGGCAAGTCGCTAGGTTGACGCATATTTTTTAAATTTGTAGCTCAACAAAGTCAACTTTCAAGCTCAATAAACTTGACATTTTGTCACAAATTTTGGTAGAATTTTCCACCATAACCGAAATATAACCGATTTAGTGACGGAATTTTTACACTATAATCCGCCATTACTCGTATTATGTAAAGTATATTTAAGGTTATAAAGGGAATAACCTTATTTTTTACCGCATTTATAAGGGTATAACCTTATATCAAGCATAAATTACCTTCGTTTTTATACATAAGGGCATAAATTACGCTCGTTCCTTATTTAGAATCATTCTAAATTTGTTGATTTATTAAAAATAATTGTTAAAATGTTTTTTTATTATGAAAATAGTATTTATATTTGCATATAATTATTTATTAACCAACTAAAAACTAACCAATGAACAAAGAAAAAATGATTGAAGCAATCTTAAACTACAAAGAAGAACTGCAAAACGATTACAACGAATGTTGTAAGGAGTTTGGGCAACAAGACCCAGCGACAAAACGAAATGAAACGAAATTAGTAACCTTAATAATTTTAATTGATAAACTCGGACTAGATGAAAACTAAACTAAACGATTTAATTTATTATTTCACACCGCTTACGGAAGACCATAAAACAATTTTAAGCACCGCAATTGCGTTTGTTTTGTATTGCGCAAGTATTTATATGATTTGTTATTTTACTAACCCTTAAAACTAATTAAAATGAATTTAGAAGATTTAGAAATTGAGCAATACACCGCGAATTTATACTATGAAATTGACGGCGTTGAATTTATTATGACTTTCGATTGGAATTTTTACGACGCTGATCCGAAAACCTATGAATGTAAAATTGATGTTTATTGCACGTACGCAGAACAATGGATTAACGGGGTTAAGCATTCGTATTTTCCTAGCGTAGACGAAATGAAAGCAATCAAAACAGGAATAGAAAATGTTGTTTTAGAATCGCCAGTTGATTGGGGATTAGTTGAACACTTGGAAAGCGAATTAGATTTTTATAACGAACAAAAAAACGATAACTAAAATGGAAAATGAATTTATACAAACAACCTTTTCATTAAAAAGAAAAATGAATTGGTGGCGAGAAAAAAGCGTTGAAGGAGACAAAGGCGGGAGCTTCAATTTAAAACTTTACCTTGACTATTTAAACGAACAAGAATTTAACGAAGAAACAATAACTAAAACAAAAGACAAATGAAACATTATAAAATTACATACGTGTTTTATTTAGATACTCAATGCACTAAAAAAACAATCGGTTATCGTGTTTTAAAAGCACTTGACCGCGAACACGCCATAATGCGTATGGCAATGCAAAGAAAATTAATCTTAAAAGTTGAAACAATATGAAAGCGCTTAAAAGAATACGCGAATGGATTTACTTACAAATTATAATTTACTTATATGGAAAACTTGATTGAACGATTACACGAAATAATCGAAAAGGAAAACTTAACTCAACGCACAAAGAAACCAAACAAGGTTCATCGTCGCTGGTTTATATTTGCTTACTTACGAAAAAACAATTATGTTTTACGTGAAATAGCCGAAATTTTCGATATGAATCACGCAACTATTATTCACGGGATTAGACAAGCCGAATTATTCGAGCAAGTAAAAGACGAAATGTTTTTAATCGACACACTGGACTTATTCCAAGAATTTAAGAACAAGACAATAAAAATAAAAGAACGCAATTTAATTCAGGACATAATGGAAAGTAAAAACCTATATGACTTGACAAAGATTAAAAGGCGGTTACAAAATAATGTTTATAAAAATTTAGATAAAAACGATTTAGATTAAAAATAATAGTTATATTTGTAAAATAGTTCGCTCTCACAATATAGAACTAAAGGAAGTTATTAGCCTTATAAATGAAGCGACGTGAGAGCCGTGAATTTTATGAGGCTTTTTTATTTACTTAAAATTAAGGTTATGGCAGAAAACAAAAAGGGGTTTATTTTATATTCCGACATTCAATCAATGATTGACAAACTACCAGACGAATACGCTGGGAAACTATTTAAACACCTTTTAGCGTATGTTAATGACGAAGAACCCACAACCGATGATATTATTTTACAAATTGCTTTTGAACCAATTAAACAAAGTTTAAAACGTGACTTAAACAAATGGAATGACAAAATTAACAAACGCAGTGAAGCGGGAAAACTTGGGGCAAACGTACGTTGGCAAAAGCAAACGATAGCAAACGATAGCAAACGCATAAAACCGATAGCAAAAATAGCTGATAGTGTTAATGTTAATGTTAGTGTTAATGATAAAGTTAAAGTAAAAGAAAAGAATGAAAAAGAACTTATTTTAGATTCTTGGATTGATTATAGAAAGTCCGCAAAAAAGGCTTTAACAAAACAAAGCATAGATTCTATTTTAGTCAAAATGGAAAATTATACAAATGAACAATGTAAGTTTGTAATAAACAATTCAATCGAACAAGGTTGGCAAGGATTGTTTTGGGACAAAATACAAACGATACAAGAAAAAAACGAACCTTCAAAATGGAAAGCGCCGTGGAGTTAAATGGATATAAAATTACCGAAGTTGGCGACGTAATAACCGACTTGTTTAAGTATCGCGATACTTATAATCAAAAAGGAAAGTATTTAGGCTTTGCTAAGTTACACGAACATTATTCGATGAGCTTGGGAAATTGCACCGATTGGACGGGTTTTCCGATGAGTGGTAAAACTCAAGTTTTAATGGAATGTTTAATGAATACGTCTAAATTTTACGGCTGGAAGCACTTAGTTTATTTTCCAGACGTAGGCACGAATGTTGAAATAATAGCAGATTTAATAAACAAAAAAACGGGCAAAAGTTTTAATCCTTTGGATAGAAACGTTATTCAGGATAGGGAAATTACTCAAGCAATCGATTGGGTCTTAAACCATTTTAAAGTTTTAACTAAAAAAGACGTAAAAGCGAAATTAACACCTGTTCAATTTTGGGATATGGCGGTTGAATTAAAAAAACAAGGCGAATTACATACCGCTTCAATTGATAGCTGGAAAGATTTAAACCACCCTTACGCTGAATTTGGCGGATACGCTCAATATTTAGAATACGTATTACCTTACCGAAACCAAATAGCTGAGGATAACGAGTTACATTTGCATACGATTATACACCCAAAATTAACCGAAAAGGAAAACGGAAAACGAAACGCACACGTTCCATACGATTTGAAAGGCGGGTCGGAATGGTTTAATAGTGGTAAATGTATGATAACCGTACACCGACAAGACCCAACGTTTAACCTTGCCGAAATACACTTTAATAAAATTAAACCACGTTCAAATGGTAATATTGGAATGATTGAAATTTGGTTCGACAAAGAACGTTTGAGTTATTACGAGCAAACGAACCCAGCGCCGAACGTATATCAAAAAGCATACGCAACTGAGCAAATTATAAACAAATAAAAATGGAAATAAAACTATTAAGCGCAACCGCTATTTTACGAAAAACTTTATTAAAGTTAAAAATAAGCCGCGAGGAAATCGAAGAAAAAAACGGACACCGAACCGATTTAATAAATTCTATGATTGAAACCGAAAACGAACTTTCGGAAGTATTAACAACTTTTTTAGTTCTGGAGAAACAAGCTCGTATGTTTTCGTCAAGTTCAATTAGGTTGGAACAATTAAATTTAGAGTTAAAATTTAGAATTAAGGAATTAGAAAACGAAATTAAAATAAATAATTTTTAATTATGATAAAAGTAGGAAGTGACTTTTCAGGAGTCGGAGCATTTAACCAAGCGTTAATAAGATTAGGAAAACCATTTAAGGAAGTTTTTGCTTGCGATATGGACAAATACGCAAGGCAGACATTTATAGAAAATTACGGAGAACCCGAATATTTCCCAACAAATGTTTATGACCGAGAAATACCAATTGATAGTTTAGATATTTATATGACGTCGCCACCTTGTCAAGCATTTTCATTAGCTGGAAAGCGACTTGGAAAAGAAGACAAACGAGGAATTTTATTTTTTAATTCACACGAATTTATTCAGGTTAACAAACCGCGCTTTTTTATTTTTGAGAATGTCAAGGGATTACTTTCCGATAATGACGGAAAAACTTTTTCCGAATGGGTCGCAATGTTAGGTGGAAAATCGGTTAATGGAAACCCAATTATATTCCCTTACGAAGATTCCGCTCCTTACCATTTGTATTGGAAAGTATTAAATGCAAAAGAACACGGAGTACCACAAAACCGAGAAAGAGTTTTTTTAATTGGAATTCGCGACGATAAAGACAATAAATTTCAGTTTCCAAAAGAAGAATATTTAACTAAACTATTAAAAGACGTTTTACAAGATCCTGTTGATGACAAGTATTTTTTGAGTGAAAAAAACGTTAAAAATTTGATTATTTATAATGAAAGACAAAAAGAAAATGAAAGAGGTTTTTCGGCTAAATTTAGAGATGTAAACGAAATTAAAATAATGGACGCTTTGAAAGTTGGTGGGGGTGGAAAAGATGATTTAATCAAAATAAAATCGGAAACTAATCGCGGTTATGCAGTAATTCAATTAAACCAAAATAAAGAAAGTAATGGCGTTCAACCTTATCAACAAAATAGAATTTTTGATACTAATGGAATTAGCCCAGCTATATTAGCAAATTTAGGCGGCGATAGAAACCATAATATAATTTATAATGATAAAAGATTAAACGAAACAATTGATAAAAATAATTTACATATTGGCGAAGTCAAAGTTCTCGATACTTATAATCAAACAATTAGCGATTTATGCCCAACATTAAAAGCAAGACACGCACAAAATAATGACCGAAGACTTTGGGACGGCTACAAAATACGCCGTTTAACACCTAGAGAATGTTTTCGTTTAATGGACTTTCCTGATTCTTTTAATTGGACTTGTTCGGATTCACAAGCATACAAACAAGCGGGTAACTCAATAGTAGTTAACGTAATTTATAAAATATTAAAACAATTGCCATTATGAAAAAATGTAAAAATTGTAAGGCGGAATTTACGCCAATAAGATTCAACCAAAAATATTGTTTAGATGAACCTTGCATTAAAGTTTGGGTTAACTCGCAAAAAGAAAAAGAATGGAAAACACGAAAAACCGAATTAAAGGAAAAATTACAAACCGTTCAAGAGTTAACAAAATTAGCGCAAACGTATTTCAATAGCTACATAAGAAACCGCGACCGAAACAAAGGTTGTATATCCTGCGGTACTCAGTTAGGACAAAAATTTGACGCTGGACATTATTATTCAATGGGCGGTCATAAAGCTGTTACATTCGACGAAGACAACGTACACGCTCAATGCGTTTATTGTAATCAATATTTACACGGCAACCTTTTGAACTACCAGATAGGAATACAACAAAGAATTGGCGCGGAACGATTGATTGAATTACAAGCGAAAGCTCACGAAACACGAAAATTTACAAGGGACGAATTAAAAGAAATAATTATTACTTACAAACAAAAAATAAATGAACGAAAAGACGCTATTTAATTATTTGAAAAATAAGTACTGGAATGACTTAGAATTTAGCGACGATGAATTTAGTTCGTGGGATTGCTTTTCTTACTCAACAAAAACACGAATAGAATTAAAATGCAGAAAAACCCATTACAAAGAATTAATGATTGAAAAACAAAAGTATTATTCCCTAGTAAAAAAATACATAGAACTAAACGAAAAACCTTTATACACAAATTCAACACCTGCAGGAATCTTTGCTTTTGATTTAAGAACAATAAACCCCGTTTGGATTACTGATAAAATAATGCCAAAAACAACCGAACGCAACGAAAAAACGAAAACTCAAAAGACCTACGGACTAATAAATATTAATCAAGGAAAAAAAATATAAAAAAAATAGTTGCATATTAATTAAATTGTTATATTTGCATATAATTACTAACCAATAAAACCAATAAAAATGAAACACTTATTTAAAAGTTTAGCAGAATTTCAGCAGGAAGTTCCAACAATCCACAAAGCGACGCAAGGTTACGGCTACACGTACGCAGATTTACCAAAAATCTTTGAAGTAATAAACCCCTTGTTAAAAAAGCACGGCTTAGGGTTTACTCAATTGATTCACGGCACGGATTTAATTACAATCGTTTTCCACGTTGAAAGTGGCGAAACGCTCGAAAGTAAAACTAATATTCCGCAAGGGGTACAATTGAAAGGTCAAAATGAT